GATTATATTACCTTTTTCATTTTTAACATAAACATGAAACTTCTTCTTACCATCACTAGATCTAGTAGGATTATTTAGAGTAACCTTTTTACCTTGATACTCGGCCTCTTGAAGTTCATGATCATAACAATCATCACAACATGGTTCAGTAAATTCTTTAAATGTTTTCATCACATCCACAAGGGTTTTCAGTTGTACATTCACATGGATCACAAGTACAATTTTCGCATTTGCATTCTTCGTTATTACACATTTTTTCCTTTTATGAGTTTTTGAAGTTCTGCTGTCGATCCAACAAATAATGCATTGGTTACATTCTTAGGTCCAGAAACTTCTGTGACTTTCTTTTTGGTTGTCTGCAAATTGACCAACTTTTCAGTATTCTCTGCATTGGTCTTCAATAACTGTCCTGCAACCTCATAGGCTCTAGGATGGTCAGTCTCTTTTGCAACTTGAAGAATTCCGTCAAGTGCATCCTGACCTCTTTCTATTATGTGGTAAAGATTCTCCCGACTGTACTTAAAGTCATCGTCATCTTCGTCAGTAGTTTGAACTCTTGGAATTGCAGGGACAGAAGGTGTAACAGTCTTCTCTGCAATTCCCAAGATCTCATCAATCTTTTCCATGTTATGATAATGTTTGCAATGTTTTTATGGTAATAGCTCCTTGCATAGCTGCATGAGAAGTACATTGATAAGTATAAGTTCCTGTACTTGCTCCTGTAAAGTGTGGCACTTTCCAGATTAATAAACCAGAAGTTTTTGCATTTGCTGATGTTCCAGTTGTTACTGTCCCATCTGTAGCAATATGTATCAACCCATCTGCACCATTTGATGCTGTTAATGCAGACCCACCAGACTCAATTTGAAAAGGATGAGCTCCACCAAGACCACTCAGGTCAAAAATATAAGCCATATCTGAAAGTAGATACAGATGAGGGTCACTCTCAGCAGCACCTCCACTTGTATAGTCTGCAAAAGAATAATGATTTGAATCTGGAGCAGATATTGGGCCAAACGTAAATCCACCCATAGGTATTGCGAGTGCAGCTGTATGATTCAAAGTGATATTATTTGACTTGACATCTTTGTTATCAAAACTATTTGAACCATCATGTAATATTATCTGTCCTGCATTTGCACTCGAAATTGCAGTATCAGAAAGTCCTGCAAGAGTTGATGATCCACCTCCAACTGAATCTGCATAAGCCTTAACAGCAGCTGAAGTTGGAATTGTTGTGTCGTTATTGTTTGATCCAATACCTTCACCCTGAGTTACTACCGAAGCAGCTGCAAAGTCGGCAACTTCTATGTTTGTTATAGAGTTACCTGTACCATTTGCATCAATTGTTTTGTTAGTAAATGCAGTAGATGAACTTGCAGTAACAGTAATGTCACTTGTAAGTGCTACTGTTCCAGCAGATGCAGGAAGTGTAATTGTAACATCTGCCGTGGCTGCAGGGCCGATCAAAGTTACTGCATTAGTTCCATTGTCTGTATCTTCTTTGAAAAGTATCGAACCAGCTGCACTTGAAGATCCTGTCAAGGTTGGTGCAGTCAGTGATTTATTTGTAAGTGTCTGTGTCCCTGTCAGAGTTGCGACTGTAGAATCAATATTCAGAGTGATTGTGTCAGTTGCACTTGCGACTGAAGCAATGCCTGTTCCTCCTGCAATGGTGACTGTGTTACCTTGAGTGACAGATTGTGCCGAACCTGAATCACCTGTGACTGAAAATGCAGTCATACCAGTTACACTTCCAGTACCAACTACCGAACCATTGAAGTACAATGAACCTCCAATATTATACAGAGTATTTGCAGTAGTGCCTGGAGCAGAACCAGATGGTATTGTTATTTTACTAACAGCACCTGTAGTACGAACATTAATTGCTCCTGCACTAGATACATTAAAATCTCCACTTGTTGCTACACTTGCAAACTTAGTTCCATTTCCAACCAGAATATTGGCAGAGGTTGCAGTTTCTAAGTCCGTACCACTTCCAAATCTAGCGTAGATTTCATCAAAATTTCCTTTAATTTTTGTTCCACCAGCTCTTAGTGTATCACCACCACCATCATTTGCTGAAGAACCTAATCCTAAATCTTGTTTTGCCATATTTTACCTATTCGTCTTGCCCCGTAGATGGGTTGTATGTTTTTGCATCTTGATAGAAAGATGATGTCTCATTAAAACCAAAATCATCATCAAAATCAGCACTTGCAGGATCAGGCGTAACTGTATACCTCTGTTCTCGTTTAGGTGCATTTGCAGATGAATCTGTAAATTGATCCACCTGTACTTTTGTAATTACTTGTCCAGAAATAACTGGCCCGTAGAGGTAAGCCTTTGCAGTGAAAGTTAGAGTATATATGATTGCTCTTCGTTCTGCAAAGTCACCCTCATAATTATCTTCGTATGATATGCCATTTAAAATGATAGGTACATCACGTTTACTATTCATTGCAACGATATCATTAATAGTAATAGTATACTCTGGTTGAAAGTATGGGAGAATCTGTTCCACTATCTGTAGAGCATCATCACTATTCTTAGCCATTGCATACATCTCAAAGTCAATGTTATAAGGAACAGGCATATATTGTGTGTCCACCTTGTTCCCAGATGATCCTGCCTTTTTGACTTTTTGAATCTTGTTGAGTTTCCTTGTACTGTCATAAGTCATTGCACCAATCTCAAATCCAATTCTTGGAAGTGTAATTGCAACTGACTTTGAGATACTAGGATCTTCTCTAAGTCTTGTAAGAAACTTCTGTTTAGGTCCGTATGCTAACGGAACCTTCATAGATTGTTGTACGTTTCCTGAACTATCTCTCCTGACAATATGAATGTCATTGAAAAGTGTTCCAAATCCCACTACGCATTTTCGTAGTGTCTCATGGTAAAAAGTTTGACCAAGCATTATGTTACCTCACCAAAAGGGTTGCGTTCTGTAAAATCAAGTATCGAATCACCTTGCGTTTCAAAATACTCTGAATCAGAAGAAGTATCTATAGTATCTATGTTATACTCCTCACTGACAATAAAGGCTCCATCTTCCGTAATTAAATAGTTAGTTCCAGACTCCGTAGCAGTTTCTAAAACAATTTGATAATCGAGTGCATCTGTAGATTCTGTTGTTTGGATATCATCAATCTCAGATACGCCAGTATCCAGAGCCTCACTACTGTACTCAAATGTACGACATCGCATTTTGAATACTGGTAGATTTGCTATCTGATAGAATGGATCGTCTTGATCCACAAAGGAAATCTCAAAGAGTTTCTTTGCAAGGGGAAAATAAATTAGATCCCCTTCGTTAGGCCTTGTTGTGACTATAAGGTTTTGATCAGTACTAATCAGTTGCTCAAACCTCCTCTTTGAAACTACCCATGTCGCTTCGTCCTGCATATCCAGACCGAAACGTGTCATCATTTCTTTCTGTCCCTCAAAACCTTCGATGTTATCAAGATACATCTCTATCTGGTATGCATCATTGAAACTTGAGAGAGTGTCTTCTCCGAATAAAGTATCTTCGTTTACCAGTTTTCTAGGAAGATAATAAACGTCATGACCAAAAGCTCGGAGTTGCTCAATGATAAGATTTTCGTATAACCTTTGTTCAGAAGTTGTTCCAGTATTGAAATAAACATTTGTCGGCATATCATCCCATCATCATATCAGCAGGTAACCCGAATCCATTGAGCATTTGCTCTTCTAGTAATTTTATCTCTTCATCGGCCTGTTGATAAATTATTTCTCCATTCATCTGGACTCCACCTAACATCTGGACTCCATTGAACTTAATAAGATTAGCACCCCACTGTTTTTTGATGAGTGCTGTTGCATATTTTTTTAGAAACATATCATTATATACATCCACATAAACTGTAGGGTCAACTTTTCTATAACATTCAATAACAATATAATGATCATCTCCTACAGTGCCATCCCAATCCATGTCAACATAAAGTCTATCTAAATGCACATTAAAGCGAATTGGAATTTCACCTTCAGTCAAGTGTCGAATCATATCAACGTGTTCTTGTAGTTGTTGATAATGAGTTAAATCTACTGAAGTAAAATCCCATAAATCGTTCAGTCTCATTTGATATTGAAAATCAAACATATTTCCAACTGAACCAGCAGATGATATCGCAAATACTTTTAATACTGATATTATATTTTCGTTCAAAGGCAACCAAGTTTTTTGTTCTTTCCATGCAGCAGATATTGAACTATCTACTCCATCTGTTATTGTTTCTGTAGTATCTGTAGTTCCTCTAGTCTTTTCAGCTGCAGTTATTTGATGTTTTAAATATGTCCTTTGAACACCATCCATGTGATACTCTGCAAAATATTGAAGAGCTTCATCTATTCTATCGTCACATTGGTCTGGATCAACATTGATCTCAATTACAGGTTTACCTAATGCCCTAAGACAATATTCCTTTAAAGTTGCTTTTGTATTTGGTGATGCCATAGTTTATCCTAATGCGATTGCAAATGCTGATGCCTGGGCACTGACATGAGTTTTGATTGCGTTTTCTGTAACTAGTGCAGTTGCGGCTCCATCTGCAAGAGTTGTATCATCTGAAATTTCACTCACTGTCTGTCCTGAGTCAAACTGCAATGTTCCTGTCAGATTAAAATTAGTTACCCCTGTAAGTGTTCCAGATATTGCAAGGTTTCCAGTTGATGTTATGTTTCCTGCTTTTATAGCAGTTTGTTGAGATACAGATATTGTATTATCAGTACCAGCACCAGTGTCCGTGGTAGTTGCAAATGAAAAATGTTGTTCACTCTCATCCCAAAATATACTTACATTTGGATCAGATCCCCTCTCAATGATAATACCAGCATCATCTGTACCCGCTGGATTTCCAGACCTACCTGAATCAATCAGTAAAACAGGATCAACTGTAGTTATTTGTGTCTGTGCTTCAAAGTTACCAGTTGCTACAATATTACCTGTAACTGTTAGTGTCGTTCCATCAAAAGTCAGGTTTGCTTCTGCGGTCATTGCAGAAGTTCCATTACCTGTGAGAATTCTATTTGCAGCTATCGTATTAAGTCCAGTACCACCATAGGTAACTCCGACAACATCACTATCTGCTGACCTAAACTCAGCAAGACCTGTTACTGTACTTCCACTGAATACACCTTTTAATGGTAATTTTTCTGCCATAATTATGCCTGTTGACCAGTAGTTATAGTTGAATCACTACTGGTTATTGTTCCTGTACTTGTCACTGTTCCTGTACTTGTTACCGAACCTGTAAGAGTAAGACTTTGTTGGTCATTATCAAAGGTAATTCTATTTGATGCATTTCCTGTAACACTCACGGAACCAGTAACCGAAGCACTTCCAGATACAGTAATATTCTCTGATAAATTAATATCATGAGTATGTGAATTATATATCGACCCACTTACATAGTTTCCTTGTAGTAGGGAAAACATCATGATAGGTTGAAACAAATTAAAATTAGTTAATGTTCCATCCGATTTGGTAAAATTTAATTTAAAACCAGTAACCGATAATGTTTGAGCTGTACCATCTCCTTTGGTAAATGATAAATCTCCTGTTACATTTTCACCACCAATCTGTTTAATTGCATTGGTGTGATCTTTTGTAAACAGTCTCAAGTCTGCAAGATTAATTGCAATTTCACCTTGAGCAATATCAGAAGCTGAAGGCGAAACTCCTTGATTCTGATTTCTCTTATGTTGTAATGCTACTGCCATTAAAAAGTTCCAGCGTCAATAGTTGATGTATAACTTGGATCAGCACCAGACCCACCTGAGATTAAAAATTGTCCAGAAGTTCCTGCAGCCAATGCAGTAAATGCTCCTGTTCCAGAACCAACTAAAAGTCCGTGATCTGTAAATGAAGTTGCACCAGACCCACCATTTGCAACTGCAAGTGTTCCTGCAACTGCATTTGAATTACCTAATGGAAGTTGACCATAAGTTGCTTCTGATCCCACTGTTCCAGCAGAAAGAAGAATCTGATTTGCAGTTCCAGATGAATTTACATGAATTGCATTTGCATCAGCATCAATGGTTGTTCCTCCAACTACGTTTATAGTATTTCCAGATTTTGTAAGACCTGTTCCAGCAGTGATCTGTCCTGCGCCAGAAAATTGTGATACAGTTAATTGTGTATTGTTACTCAGAGTTGAATCGTTTATTGTAGGTGTGCCATCGTGTGTAAATACATAACCATTGTCTGCATTGGTTCCCTCTTCAACAAATGTAAATGTTCCCCCTGTAATTTCTGATGCTACATTTGCATCATCAGCTCTTGTCAATACAAAAGATGCACTTCCAGAACCTACTGTAGTAACAACATAGATACCATTTTGTCTTGTCTCTGCTTGGTCTTTAACAAGAACTCTATCATTCGTTGTAAGTGTAATACTCTGACCTAATCCACTTGAATCATTGATAGATCCATTTCCTGACCTTGTTAATGTTCCAGCTGATTGAGAGTAAGTTACTGTAGTTAAAGCCGCAGTAGTTCCGATTCTTACAGAGTCCTTAACATCCAATCCACTTACACTTGCATCAACGTATGCCTTTGTGGCTGCATCTTGAGCATTAGTTGGATCAGTTACATTGATTATTTTTGAACTATTAACATTGATAGCCCCAGAACCATTTGGATCAAGAACAAGGTTTCCATCAGTATCAGTTGTACTAATCGTATTTCCGTTGATATCAACATTATCAACTGTCAATTGTTGTAATCCTGCCACTGAGGTAACTGTAGTTCCCAATGTTAAAGTTGTTGAACCTAGAGTTAATGCACCAGCAGATGCAAGTTTAGCATTTGCAATAGACCCTGCGAGTTGTGCATTTGAAACACCCAATGCCTTTATTGTTACTT